CGTGTCTGATGGGTGCGGTTCGGCATGAAGATGTGCATCATTTCATCAGCCGGAACGCGGATATGCTTTCTTGCTTGTGGTGTGTGATAATACCTATCACCCGGATGCGCCGTTAAAACGTGATACGCAACTGGACGATGCGCCTTATCCATTTCAACGCCCATACGGATTTGATTGCCATTTGAAAGGGTTTCGTTCTTCTTTTCATCCACCATATCAGCCTCAATAAACTGAATGGCAAACCCATCGCGGTATTTTGAACCGCTTAGTTTCTTGATGAAAACCTCGCCATCACGCGCAAGGCTTTCGATGAAAAGACGCTGGCAATCATACCAAGACATACGCCCATCAGCCGTTGGTGATCCCAGACGCCCCCAACGCTTCCAAGCGTTTTCAATAATTGTATTGCCGGGCGCGTCAAGTTTTCCGTCATCGTTACGCGCTTTCACCTGAAGATGAAAGCCGTGATCACCGACCACGTTTGTTTTCAATAGGTTCATATAACGCCGCGCAAACTCATTATCGCGCACCAGTTCGCGGCTTCTATTCCGCATAACCTCAAGGCTGAACCTTAATTCACCATCGGCTGAATTGCCTGATTGAATAAAATCGCCGAATAAACGGCCTGTTCTTGCCGCCGCATAATTGCGTTTGCTGAATTTTTGCGGCTTGCTGTCACGTTTTAGAAAGTCAAATAATCCCATCAGAAGCGCACCTTAATTGTTGCTGATGTGGCGCGCCCGTTCTTGATGTGATCCTTACGATGTGCCATCATCGCCTCACGCCGATAATAATCACGCCATTCGACCAATTCGTTTGGCGGCATCTTTGAGAGCGATCTGCCATTGATTGAATAAGATAAAACATCAGCATCGGCGCGGCCTTGCAATACTGTCTCAATCTTATCAACCATAATTTCGGCATGAGAACGCGGATCAACATTGTTATCGAGATCAGTAATAATGTCCCAAGAACCAGTTTGGATAACAATGCGCTCGCTATCGCTAGTGCGCGTGACCTCAAGTTGCCAGTGATGATGCCCTAGATCGAAAGCCGCACTTGTGACGCTGGTGATTGTGAAAAGATAATCATTTCCATCTGCTGATCCTGTGACCGTAAATTCATGAGTGCCGCCACCCGATGAAATGCGCGAAACATACGCCACAGTATAAGTTGAAGACGGATAAGTTGTTGCTAGGTCTTTCTTGCGCCAAACAACCCGATCACCAACAACAAGTTGATCGGGTTCGATGGTTGGCGCATTGTCTGTATCAAATAAATTTACCGCCATTAACGCCATCCATTAACAAAACCGCCACGCCCAAAATTTCGGCGCGCTGGTGTTGACCTTTTCTGTTCATCAGGCTTTTCAACAACCTGATGGTTTTTCCTGTCTGCCAATGTGTTCAGGTTCAAGTTCAAAATAGCCAAAGCCCCTATCGCATAAACCCGGCAGTCAAGTGCTTCATTTCGCGTCCTTGTCTTTACAAATTCACGCCGGGGAAACCCTTTGTGAAATTTGGTTATGATTTTCTCTGATGCCGCCAACTGCTTAAAATACTCATCAGGACGGTCATCAGGGAAATGACAAAACCCTGCGCCTTCTGATTGTATCTTAAGACGCGAAAAAATCAATTCTTTAATGTTGTCCACCCCTAAAGTGAACAATCTTATCTTCCCGATGTTATTTCTGGTCGGTCTGGACACGATTGGACGGCTTTCGCCAGCCATCCCTTTTATGGCGAAAATGCGGCGACCTTCACGCGGCCTGACGAAATTATAAACGGCTTGCGTGTAGTGACCGCCGCTATCAATACAGGCGGCGCGGATGTCTATGGTGCGGTCATCTTCTGTTTCATATCTGGTTTTTAGCAATGTGTCCAAATCGTTCCAGATTTGTGGCGTGGATGGATCGCCATAAATAACTTTATAATCAAGCGACCAACTTTCTTCATCGCGTCCCCAACCGACCACCTCAACCTCGATGCGATCATTCTGCACGTCACAACCAGCAGTGATCAGAACAACGCGATGATCAACTCTATTGCCATACGCTTCAGCGCGTTCTGCGATTGCGTAATCATCAATGCGCTCACCCTGATCCTCCCAACTTTCTGCAAGAGTGGTATTCACAAAAACGCGCAACGTGTCAGGCATGACTTTTGCGTTCATAAAATCTTGTGCAATATCGCCTAAAGGCGTCCACGGCGAATAAAGCCCAGATAAATGAAATCCAGCCGTGCCGTTAAATTTTTCACTAGCAACCCATTTTCCGTTTTTGATGGCGCGGTATCGTTTCGCGTCATCCCAAGCACTGCCACAGTCTTGACATATATATTCGGCTGTTTCTGGCGCGTCTTTATCCCAATGGACATTCTGCCATTCCATTTTTTGACTGTGACCACAATCAGGACACGGCACATAATAATAACGCTGATCGCTTTGATCAAAAGCGGCTTCGATTCTTGACGCGCCTTTATTGGTTGGCGTTGAAACCATCACTATTTTGCGGTTATGCGTAAATGTTTTAGTTCTGGCAATTCCCAAATTAATTGGATCGCCTTCTGATCCGGCTGATGCCGGATAGCGATCTACCTCATCAAAAAACACAGCCCTTACTGGACGCGCAGATAGCCCGGCAGGGCTATTTGCGCCAACAATAGCAAGGTAGCCGCCCGGAAAGGATTTTTGATAAAGTGTGTTGCCGCTATCCCTTGATCGCGCGTCTTTTACCTTATTTTTAAGTGCTGGCGTGTCACGCAACATCGGCGCAAGTCGATCATTTGACCACATTTTCGCCATTTCGAGAGTGGGTTGGACAATGAGCAAAGGAGACGGTGATTGATCGATGAAATATCCAACCGCATTATTAATAATTTCTGTTTTGCCAACTTGCGCGCCCGTCATGAAAACAACACGCTCAATAGTGGGATCAGATATGGCTTGCATCATGCCACGTTGATACGGCGCGCGATCAGTCGACCAGAAACCCGGTTCAGCCGATGCCTCTGGTGATAGTCTTCGGTATATATCAGCCCATTCGTCAATCGTTAGATTTGGCGGCGGTTGCATCATTTCCAGCACTTGCTGGCTGATCTTCGCCACTGTCGGATGACCTGATAGGGTTAGTGACTTTGACTTTGACATTCGCTATTTCCTGCAACGCATCATAAATATGATCTTTTAAGATGCTTTTAACCTCAACCATTTTTTCGGCGGCATATACCTCTGGCGCAACGCGCTGTGGAAATGCCAGCAATTTTTGACGCATATTTTGTGCAACTTCAACCCAAGCCGCTTCAACATCGTTTGCCGGGATCAACTGCTCTTCAATCTGCGCTTTTTCCATTTCGGCAAGATCGGCTTTGACCTTTGTAAGCCGGGTGCGGTGCGCGTTGTAATCGTCACCGTGAACATCAGCGCGCAATCCACGTTCACGCAAATATTTAATATATGCGCGAACAACAGGCACAAGTTCATATCTGCCGCGTGATTTCTTTGGAATAACGCCCTGATTGACAAGTTGCAAAACGCGCTGTGGTGTTAGGTCTAGTAGTTTTGCAATCGTATCTAGCGGAAAGGTTTGGTCAGACATTGCTCAACTCATTAAACGTCTTGCCGCTTTCTGCGTGGATCGCTTCCTTGCCAGTGTAATCCTGCCATCTTTTCACGATCACATCGACATATTTTGGATCGATTTCAATCCCATATCCTGATCTGCCCAGTTTCTCAGCGGCGATGATTGACGTGCCAGTGCCGCAAAAACAATCAACAACACCGCGACACTTGTTCATCAGATCGCCAATAATAAACTCTGGCAGATGAACCGGGAACGTCGCTCCGTGTATTTCTGCAAACTCATTGTTCCTTTGTGGCGGTGCTTGATAAACATTTGAAAACTTACCCTGCCAATTAGCATATGGTATCGATCTAGACGCGTTTTCTTTATTGCTAAAAATAAACAACCACTCATATCTTGATGAAAGAACGCCTTTCGCCATTTGCGGAGCGGCATGACCTTTGTCCCACGTTATGATGTCAATCAAATTTGATGAATAATCAGACATCAACTTCATTAATGGTCTTTTTGATTTTGCCAGTGGTTGCAGATTATAAACA